CCAAATGCCATGGTCATCGGGTTGTGCGCCATGAGCATTGAGACCGGGGACATTAGGACTTTTGATCCGGCCATAGCAATTACTGAGGCTGCGCTTGCAGCAAGGCCGTCTATTTTCACAGTCACATTCCCTGAATACTCCTTCAGCATGTTGTAGATCTGACTGGCCGCAAAAACGTCGCCGCCTGGGGAATTTATCCACACAGTTATGTCACCACTTCCGCTCATGAGCTCTGATTTGAATATCTTCGGAGTAATATCATCCTCGTACCAAGTTTCATTAGCAATTGCTCCTTCAAGATACAGAGTCCTGCTTTCGCCGCTTTCCTTCCAGTTCCAAAACTTCCTTTTCATTTTCTTCTTCACCTCCTTCAGCAGTTGTAGCTGGTAATGCACTCACACCAGCCATATCGATCATTGCAGCATTTACCATGTATTTATTGCCACCAAGCTCATCAGGGATCAGGTTCATCTCCTCAAGTTCCCTAATGTCATTGGCAGACATGATTCCATTTTGTCTCATTGTTTGGTAGAAGCTTGCCCTTGAGGCAGCATCGCCTCGTAGCCTTCCGTTAAGGTTGAACTTAACGAAGTATTTCTTTTTGTCATCATATGAAAACAAGGCCTTCTGCATGGACTGCTCAAGCCTTGATACCCAGGGGATTATTGTATTGTCTATGAAGCTTATCGACTGGTGTTCGATATTCGAGAATGTAGCTCTATCAAGGGATGCAACTAGATGTGGAGGCACCCTGAATATCCTGCATATCTCTTCAGTCTGGAACTTTCTCGTTTCAAGGAATTGTGCTTGCTCAGGTGGTATGCCTATGCTCTGGAACTTCATACCTTCCTCAAGTACAGCCACCCTATGAGCATTGTTGCTGCCCTGGTACACTGCATTCCAGCTGTCTCTTACACGCTTCGGATCCTTAACCACACCGGGATGCTCAAGGACTCCTCCTGGGTTAGCACCGTTTGCAAAGAATGTAGCTCCATACTCTTCAGTTGCTATGGCCATTCCTACAGCATTCTTTGCCATCGCTATTGGCGAGTACCCAACAAGTCCATCAAAGCCAAGGCCTGGAATGTGCAGCACATCATAATCCCTTAACTTTGTGGAGCCGAGCTCGGTTCGGTATTCATAAATCAGATCTCCATTTGAGTTTCTATCCACAACCATTCGATCTGGCAGCAACGGATAGATGGAAATCACATTGCCCCTGCCATCTCTTATTATCTGGGCATAAGCATTTCCCCAAAGCAAAAGATGACTCATCAGTGTTTCTCTAAAAACAAATGAAGTCATCTCAGGATTCGGTTCATCATGGAGGATCCGGTAAAGTCTATGATCTAGGGTCTTCTCCTTGCCGTTTGATGTATGCTCATATACATGGAGCGGCAGGCTTGCTATTGTTTCAGCAAGGATTCTGACGCATGCGTACACAGCAGTTGTCTGCATTGCTGTCCGCTCATTCACTGTCTTTCCGCTGCTAGTGCTCCCGAAGAAGAAGCTGTAGTTGCTTCCGAAGTATGTATTTGTAACAGGCTTATCTCTTGACCTGAATAGCCTTCCAAGTATAGGTATCTGCATTCTGTACCTCCTCAAACTTAATTCTGTGCAAACTAAAAGCACCTCTTTCGAAGTGCCTTGGTGATTTCTATTTTCCGTAAAGAATGAATTCTGCGTACTCTTTCTTGTGTTCATCAATGAATACAGCGAGTTCATAATAACCGCTGATATAGGCTTCCTTCTGGACACCATAGACATCAAACATGTTGTATTTACCAGAATCTCGAATGTCCAAAATTTGCTCCTTAATCTTGTCCTTTAGAAGTCCTGGCTCAGTATAATAACTCCCATAACGGCAATAACTATATCCTTCTGATTCACAAAGCACCCCTTCCTTAGTTCCCTCAGTCTTGATGTATAAGCAGTGGTAGACGCCATTGGTGTCAATATACATAGCATGAAGGTTCTGCTCGATGAATGAGTAGTCGTCAAGAAGGTTATTAGCGAAGTTGTCGTACTCAGCTTGTGTAAGCTCCACTATCTCCTCGATGACAAACTGGCTGCCTTCAGAGGACCTTGTGGCCCTAGATTTGAGCTCTGCCACATCAACTGCCTTTCTTAAGAACACTGCCTTACCCATTCCACTTGCCTCCCCTAATACCTTCGTAGTTGAAGTTACCTTTCCTTATCTCAGCATTCTCGGCCTCAACCGCTTTCTTGTAGTCCTCGTCCTTCATTTCCTTCTGCCAGCACTCCATGCATATGCAGTCAGTATTGAACATTGACATTATCCTTCCATCCTTAAGTTCCTTGTGGCACCTGTCGCATCGTGTCTGCGAGAAGAACCTGTCTTTCATCTTTCTTCCTCCAGCTCTTCCAGGGCACTATTAAGTTCCTCAAGAATGTTGCTTGCATACTTCTGTGCAGTGATATTTACCCTCGTGCCTACAATCTCCAGGTCACCTTCAACCATCACGATTAGCCCTTTCACCAGTTCAACCGCTTTGATGTTCTCAACCTTAATTCCTATTGGATGGAGCATTCTAAATGCACCTTCTTTGATTAGGCTCTCAAGCTCTGTCTCGCTGTACATCATCACATCTTCCTCTGGTTCGCTTACGTTCTCAAGAATGAAGTTGCTTCCCCATTTGCCGATGATCTTGCAGGTTGTCTTGCCGTTCTTTGTGATTAGGAAATCTCTTTTTTTCATACATTAATCCCTCCTGGTTATCTTGTTATTACATATATCACTCTAAAAGCTATATATAGCAAGTTAATCTTGAGGTTTCTGTGTAAGTTTAGAGAATGAGGATACCACGATCATCATAGACGCTACCCTTTATCTCATTTCTGATGGCTCTATCCAGGGCCATGATTAAGGCAACAGCTCCGTCAATCTTCTCTGTGCTTTTTTCCTTGTCCGGCTTTATGTTGCCAGCAGGATCCGTCTTGACGTAAATGTTGTCCATCATCCATCTGAGCACAGGATTGCCTCCATGTGCTATTTTCTTTTCAAGTGTCAACTTCATAAGCTCCTTAGTCGGTGGAGACATGTCCTTGTAACCTTGTCCGAAAGGAACTACCGTGAAGCCCATGCCTTCAAGGTTCTGGACCATCTGCACAGCTCCCCATCTATCGAAAGCAATTTCCTTAATGTTGTACTTTGTGCCAAGCTCCTCAATGAAATTCTCAATGTAGCCATAGTGGACCACATTGCCATCTGTGGTTTTGATGTAGCCCTGCATCTCCCAGGTATCATAAGGTACGTGGTCTCTTCTTACCCTGTTCTGCAGATTGTCTTCTGGGATCCAGAAATATGGAAGTATTATGTATTTCTCCTCTTCGGTTCTCGGTGGAAATACGAGAACAAATGCTGTGATGTCTATTGAACTTGAAAGGTCAAGACCAGCAAAACATTCTCGACCAACTAACTCATCTGGATTTATTGCAAAGTCGCATTCATCCCAATGGTGCATCTGCATCCACCTGACTGATTGCTTAACCCAGATGCAAAGCCTAAGTTGTTTAAAGAGATTCTCCTCTGCTGCGTTTTGTCTGGCATTTTCACAGGCGATTTTTATCTTGTCCTCCTGGACAGTTATCCCCATACTAGGATTTGCTTTCTTCCACACCTCAGGGTTTGTCCAGTCGTCATTTTCATCTGCAGCATATATTGTTGGGTAAAATGTAGGATCCACCTTCCTACCTTCAAGGATGTCCTCTGCTTTCTGGTGGAGTTCATAGCCTATGCTGTTGAAGTCATTTCCTGCAGTTGTGATCAGGAAGTTCACCGGCTGTCTTCTGGCATCTGATGCTCCATGAAGCATGACATTCATCATCTCCCTATTGGCAACGTGAGTCTCGTCGAATAAAACCGCTGTTGGTGAGATACCATGTTTCGAGTATGCTTCGCTTGAAAGTACCTGGTAGAAGGAGTTCATAGCCGGATACACTATCCTCTTCTGGGACGCCACTACCTTAAGCCTCTTCTTCAATGCTGGACTCAGTGAGATCATGTCCACCGCCACATTGTATATCAGACTGGCTTGGGCTCTGTCTGCAGCACAGCTATAGATTTCAGCACCTCGCTCTCCGTCAGCAGTGAGCATGTACAGGGCAAGGGCAGCTCCAAGCTCCGTCTTACCCTGCTTCTTTGCGATTTCTACATAGGCTGTTGTTATCTGCCTGAATCCATTAGGTTTAATGATTCCAAATATATTTCTGATTATGGTCTCCTGCCATGGGAGGAGCTTGAATGGTTGATTGTACCATTCACCTTTGGTGTGCCTCAGGTTCTCAATAAACCTGACTGTGTGATCAGCCCTCTCAGGCATGTAGGTTGACGTTGGCAGCATGAACTTTGTTGGGACAAACAGATCGCTTTTCTTATTAGCCAGTTATCTCACCGCATTCTTTTGGAAAATTGAGAGCTGCATACTCACCAAATAGCAGTGATGCTGCATTGTCCCTAACCTTAGCTGCCAGCCTCGAATCATCAAAGGTTCCAATAGGATACTTCCTACCACAGAAGTGG